ATACGCAATAATAATCTTTTGCAGTTTTTGGGTTTTTTCCGTTAGGCAATAGACATTCTAAAGCTTGTTCTTTCGTTCTATTTATAGAAATATTAGCTGAAATGTTTCCTAAAACTGAAACAGCCTGAACAAAATTAACAGCTTTTATGTTTGTATTATACCAATTTTTGCCAGATCCATCCCAAAAAATTAATTCTTCAATAAAAGCTTTAGCTTTTGTTGTTGAAAATTCTTTCAAATCAAATAATTCAAATGTTTTGACTTTTTCTATATCAATATTATCATTCAACGTAAATGTGAAATTAACAAAATCATTTTCAGTTTTTCGTTTTGAATATGAAATATTTAAATCGTTTAAAATATTTTCTAATCTTTTTATTTTTCTTTCTTTTTTTAAAGAAAAATCACAAGTTTTCCAACTTAATTTACTTTTTGGACATAAACCACGAAGCGTAGCATCTGCTTGTATTGCAATTAAAAGTCTTTCTAACGAAGACAGAGATGAACTTTCACCTGATGAAAAACCTGCATTAGGATAAAGAAAATTTCTTCCCCATTTTCCTTCCATTGATTTTTTCTTTTTAGCTTTCCGAGTAGAAGGATTAATTAAAATTAAGTCGTGATTTGGAGTCACACAAATATCAGTTGTTTTTGATTTATAATAATGTAATTTACCATTGTAATCATAATTTACAACTTTTAAAGGATGTACAAAAGTTATGTTTTTTGTATTAATATCATACTGTGCAATTAAGTCTTTAATAGATAATTCTGAAACATTTTTCCATCCAGTTGATGTTAACAACTCAGTTTCTTTGTCAAAACATTCAAAAGACCCAAACGTTGCAGCCATCATTTGAATTTCTGGATGAGGGAACCATTTTGAAACCTTGGAGGCCCAGTAATCTTCAACAATTAATTCTGTTTGAATAAATCCCTTCAAAACACCTGCAATTACAGATTTTTCCGATGCTGTTAAATTTAATTTCCAATCTTGAATATCGCTAGACATAACAACTTCAAAAGGAAGCCAGTGGCTTTGTTGTTGTTTAAGCCAAAACTCATAAGCTTTTTCATAGTGAAAGGGTTTGTATGTAATTCGTTTTTCTGTGATTGACATATTATTTATCTCTTTTTTTATTCGTTAAAAACATCTTTAACATCGCTATTCATTTCTTTAATTTGTTTTTGTTTATCTTTTAAGAAATTTTTCAGTTCAGATTTTTTATTGCCTGAACTCACAGCTTGTTTTGTGATTAAATCTTTCGATGTGTTTTCCACACCATCTGATTCATCTATTACCGTAACAGTTGATTTTGCAGTGTCCAACATGATGTTGAAGGTTCTATCTTTAACACCCATTCTGTTTTTTGCAACATGCAAAGTGCCATATCCACCTTTTTGAAAAAGACCTAGAATAAAATCCGCTTCGGCTGCTTGAGCATATGATTCTGCAAGGTTAGTTTCGTCTACAACACCAGTTTTTGTACCATCTTTGTTTGATTGCAACGCTGTCCAAATTGGACAACCCATTTCTTTTGCTAAGGCTCTAAGCTCTCTAATGATTAATTGAAGTTCAATTCTTGTGTGTTCATGTTTTTCAGTACTTCGAACAAGTGCGGCATAATCAACAATAATCACATCTGGTTTTAAGTTTTTATAAGCCATTTTTTCTATAAATGATCTTAATGTTCCAACAGTAGGAACGCCAGATGGATATTCTTTTATAATCAATTTTCCAAGAACGCCATTCGCTTTCAATTCTTCTATTTCACCTCTAACAATATCTTTATTTTCTTCCAAATCAGAACAGTTTATCTTTGTTATATAACTGTCATATCTTAAAGCAACATATTCTTCTGGCATTTCCATAGTGAAATGAAAAACTGTCTTTTCTCTTAAAAGAGCTTCGGCACCAAACTGAATAAGTAAGTGAGATTTACCATGATTCGTGGGAGCTACAACAATGCCAATTTCTTTGGCAGCCAAACCACCATTTAATATGGTTTTTTGATCTATTTCAGCAATGCCTGTGGAAATAGGAACTCTTGCTTCTTTCGAATATCTTCTATCAAATTCTTCCGTATAGTCCAGACCTTGACTTTGTGTAATTCCAAAACTTGATACTTCTTTTATTTTTTGAACTACTAAATCATAATTTCCTTGATCAACATAAGAAGTTGCTTCAAGTACAGTCTGATATGTTTTTTGTTTTTTACACCAATCCAAAGCTTTTTCTTTGGCATATTTTAGATCACTTAGATGCTTGTTTGCTTTAACATCATTTAAAAACATTTCAACTCTAGATTTAATTGAAATATCATCATTAAATGATTCATTTACCATTGAGGCTAATAAATCAACGGATGGAAATTCTTTATATTTTTGGTGATGCTTCACATATAGTTTCGATAATGCTTGCAAGTGCATTGAGTCTTCGTCAAAAAAATCTGGGGAAAATACTTCTAAGAACCCTCCCGCCCAATCTTTATCCACAATCATGGCTTGCATGATTCTTTCTTGCATTGCTTGGTTCCAGTTATTATTCGAAAAAGAGGCTTGTGTTATTTCAGTCATATTTTACTTTCTAGTTTTTTTTTAGATTTTCATTTAAACGTGCAAAATCACAGCTAAAACAGCTTCTTCATCTTTACTAATCATGTGTAAAGATAAGGAGTGTGTTAGACAGAAATTCTTTAAACGCGGATTAATTTTTTTAATTCACTTAAAAAATAATCCCATTCTTGGGTCTGTTGCATTTTTGCAGCAAGCAATATTTTCACAAATTCCATTTTTTTAAGAACATTATTTCTTTCAGAAAGTTGTTTATCAACTTCTAAAATCTGCGATGCACTTAAAACATTCGTTGAGAGATACATTAATTTCCAGTTTTTTTCAATAGTATCAAAATTTTCATATAAATTTTTTATTGCCTTTGTGGGTTTTTTCGCTTCGGCAAACAAGGTATTAATTTGTTCGTGGAGCCATGTTAAGTCCTTCTCCGATTCGAGTAAAGCTGGGAAGAGCTTATTCGCTGTTTTTTCTCCTACTCCTTCAATCCCTGAAATTGAATCCGAAGCGTCTCCAAGCATCGTTCTCAACAAACAAACATTTTCAGGAATCACTCCAAATTTTTCTTTTACAAAATCCCTAGAAATAAAGTGTTTTTTTAGCGGATCGTATATTTGAATCGAATCATCAACTAATAATTGATAAAAATCTTTATCTGCCGATAAAATCACCTTTTTTCTAGGGCCTTTCAATTTGGATGAGGCAATGTAAGCAATAATATCATCACATTCAGTGTTTTCAACATATACTTGATATATTGGTAAACAGTCTAATAAACTCATTAATAAACTTAATTGTTTTGGTTTATTGTCATCATCAAAAAAAGGATTAACTCTTCCATCTTTTCTATATTGGTTAAATTCTTTTATTTCTGTTAATTTACTACTACTGGCCTTATATGTTGGATCTATAGATCTTCTTCTTGAAGAGGCGCCACCTTGTTCCCAAACAATAATGATTTCTTGAGGCAATATTGTACGATATGCATATTTTAAAGTGTTTATAAAACCAATAACCCCACCAACAAGTTCTCCACTGCCAGTTACAGCTTGGTTAGCTACAAAGTTACGCATAAAATTATTGAATCCATCAACTATTAGTATTGTCATTTATTTATATGCCTTTTTTAGTTTGAAAAACTTTCTTTCCCAAGGTCAGAATATACCTCTAAAAACTCATCCTCTTTCTTGTATTCTTTTGATACAAGCCAACAATAATAATAAAATATAGACATTAAAACTATCTTCATTATATTTTCTGGTATTTCAAATATTTCTTTTTTATAAGAATTAACCATCACTCTATTAGCTGCGTCTAGAATACATTTATTCACTATAAAATCATATTTTTCAATATCAATTTTATATTTTTCAGATAATTCTTTTACTGTGGTTGTCTTATTATCTATAAGAAAATTTTTTATTTCAGATTCCATCTCTGGAGATGTTCCAGAGAACCTAAAATAGATTCTCTCGCCGAGAGACGATTCTATTTTAGTCATAGAATTTCCATAAAAAAATGGATTCCCAGAACACTTAAAATTATCTTCAGATAATCCATAAACTAATATGTCAAATTTTTTTATATAATCTTCCGTTATCATTTATTGCATTCCTGTTGAACCAAAACCAGATTGCCCCCTAGAGGTTTTTGTAACAGAATCGGTAGTTGACAATAAAATTTCCGCAGAATTAGCCGCATTTTTATAAATTACCATTTGA